CAAATGTTTCTATGCTGAGTTCTTTCAGATTATCAGTTGTTAACGCAAATACACTATTATCCGTTTGAGAAGTATCGAATACTTCATTAAATAGTATATCTTCTATCGGGTCAATTGAAAAACTACAATCCTGTCCAGTTGCGTCAATTTTAATAGCGGGAAGATTCTTCTTACTTGTATCATCATCAAAGAGAGAACTATAATCTTCAATCTGAAAGAGTTCGTTTTTATTTTTGTTGAAAAAATCCGACTTGATCAAATAATCCAAGTCATCAAATACATTTAGTTTAAAGTTTTTCTTAATGGACAAGAATGATCCATAAAACTCTATACCATGTATAAATCCATGCTTAAATAACAATTGACTTGTTAGATGAGAGAAAAAGCTGTCAACATAGGCCGAATTATTCACATCTAGTAGTTTTGAATTGACCGAAGAAGCCATAGAATTTATAGAAGGCAAATTCATTAGTGAACTATCCGTTACGTCGTATTTACCTATCAAATACCTGATTGGGTCTAATAAAGGAGCCATCTTACAAAACACATTTTTGGGTTTCAGTTTGAGTTGGTCGTCGGTGGAATTCTTCAGCGAACACTTGTATAGATTTTGATTTCCCTCAATATTGTTAATAACATTTGTAATATACAATGTATGATTTAAATTGACGCTATTAAAATTTGACTCATTTAACGTCATTAGTTTAGTATAAATTGGAATATAATTTTGTGTCTGAACTAAATCGAAATTTTCTAAAGATTTGAATAATTCAGTGTTTTTACGCTTCTTATAGTTGACTATATCGTTCATATACTTCGCATTTAGAAAATGTGGAAGGGATTCAACGCAAATAGAATCTAATACATGTCGTAATTTTGTGGCTTAAGTCATTGCGTAGAATTCTCTCTACTTTTTCTAAAATGAATTATATATATACAAGATATGACACTAGAATTAAAAAGATTTGACATGAAAAGTATAAGTTTTAAACCAAATGAAAGCAAGGGACCCGTCGTGGTGCTTATCGGACGTCGTGATACAGGTAAGAGTTTCTTAGTTCGTGACTTGCTATATTATCACCAAGACATACCCATCGGCACAGTGATTTCGGGAACAGAAGAAGGCAACGGGTTTTATAGTAAAATGGTGCCAAAACTATTTATTCATAATGAATACAACACTGCAATCATTGAGAATATCCTAAAGCGTCAGCGGTCTGTTCTGAAACAAATCAAAAAGGAGGTTGAAACGTTTAAGCGTAGCACGATAGACCCGCGCACATTTGTTATTTTGGATGATTGTTTATATGATAATACTTGGTCTCGAGACAAGATGATGCGCTTGTTGTTTATGAATGGACGTCATTGGAAAGTCATGTTAATAATTACCATGCAATATCCGTTGGGTATTCCGCCCGCCCTTCGTACAAATATCGATTATGTCTTTATTTTGCGTGAGCCGTATATTGCAAACCGCAAACGTATTTTTGAAAACTATGCGGGTATGTTTCCCACATTTGAATCGTTTTGTCAAGTCATGGATCAGTGCACTGAAAATTACGAATGTTTAGTAATCAACAACAATGCAAAATCAAATAAACTACAAGATCAGGTTTTTTGGTACAAGGCAGATGCGCATAATGATTTTAAACTTGGGTCAAAAGAGTTTTGGGAGCTTTCAAAGGATATGCACTCCGACGATGAAGAGGAAAAGTATGATCCTGGCAGTAGTAAGAAAAAAGGCGCGGGTCCGAAAATAAGTGTGAAAAAAACAAAATGGTAAATGTAAATGTAAAGGGCTTGGGAGCTTTAGCAGGATTTTGGTTAGTGAAAAAGATATATAAATTAGTTAAAATCGTATATTTTAAGTAATTTAATTTATAAATATGGCGGCGGATGACTTGCACGAAGGACTTGTTGACAACAAATTGACAGAAAAGACCATTTTATTTTCGGTTGGGCATAGATGTACATCGGCTTCTCTCATCAAGGAGATGAGACACAAGTTTGAAACATATCCATTTGACTGGATTGTATCAAAATTGGACGTATTGGTTCATTGTATTGAGACGGACTTTAAAGAATATTTGCGGGTAGAGAATTATTTAGATAAACAAAGCGAAACCTTTAATTTGTGCGACAATGTTAAGACCCATGTTTGCAATGAAAACATAGTTTATAATAAATACTATGAAAACGAATATTTACTCGACGCCCCAGAAAATAAAATTGGAACATATGGAATGAAACTCGCAATGTCCCATCATGATATTCGAAAGGAAAAGGATTATCAATATTTTCAACGATCTATTGAACGATTCAAAAAAATACTTGCATTGCCCCAACAAAAGTTTTATTTGTATGTGCACCCTATTATGGGTATGGTCGATTATGAAGAAAATGTGGGACGTGGAGGCCTGCTTACATATTTTAACGCCTTTTCTGATTATTTAAACACAAGAACCGACAATGCAGTTGGAATATTTTTTGTGGTAGTTAAGAATCAGACGCGAAAAGGAGAGGTCGAAGTCTTGTTTGAAACAGAGGATATTGTTGTGAATACGTTATTTGCTAACCAAGACTTGATTGATGGTGGAGGCGTATATAGCGGCGATTTTTACAAGGAGCAATACAAGATGTTGACTACGATTGAAGCCATCATTGCAAAGAGAAAAGAGGCATTCAAAAATAAACCTGCAACTTCAAAGGAGTTGGAAATGTCTTAAATCTATCTCCTTCTGTGATGCGTTCTTCTGCGGTTCTTTCTAGTTCTATTTTTTCTGCGTATCCTGCGTAGTTTGGTTTGACGAGTTTTGCGTTTTCTTCCACCGGCCTTTGAGCTTTCCGCTTGAAAAATTCTATAATAATAGCCAGTATTTTTTGGAGTAGTTTGTGCCGGTAATATTTCAATTTTTTGTCCAGTAAGGTTATCTGTAAAGTTCATAAACATAGGACCCATTTTGTCATACGTAGCCGAATCAGGACCTCCTCTACGTTCATTATCACGATATTGTTGTATTCTATATACTTGTCCAATTTGTAGTTGGTCTGGTCTTAATTCTAGTTCTTTTGGTAACTCAGGTCTTTGCCCCTCACCATTTGGTCCTACGCCATACTTATAATCCATTATACTATATATAAATATTATTTTATTTAATGAGGGATATCTTTCCTAGAATAGAATAAAATATAATATGTAATTTTGCATATTATATTTTTTATTAATTGTTATCATATTAATCCACGCATTTAATCATTCTTCTTGGACGCAAATGGGCCACTGATTAACTGACTTTGTCCATTGTCCGACTTGCCGACAATAATATTTTCACCCTCAAACAACTCGCTACGAATATCGGCAACTGATATCTCGCCACCCTTACCTGCAAGCGTCTTCTCTTGGGTATTCGCCAATCCAACGCCAATGAGGTTTCCTGCATCGTCAATCGTTTGGGTCAAAGTGTTACCGCTCTTCTCCGCGTTTTTAATATTATCCTCGATGGCCTTCTTCTTCGTCTCCTTGACACGTTGCTCAAAGGCATTCTTGGCGTTCTCCTCGCTCTTGCTCTTTTCGCTCATCAACTTGTTTAACTCCTCCTCCATGTACTCCACGCGACCCGTCTTGTAGGCCTCAGGCTCCCAAGGCATCCACAATCCTACGGGACCAACATATACATCATGATGAGGGTCAATCTCGCGCAACATCTTGCATCTTAGCTCTGCCTCCTCGATAGAAGGATAGGAACCACGGATTTTAATACCTCTTGTATGAGTCTGGAAATTGTGCGCAATGCTGAAAGACTTCTCCAAGTCCTCCTCGTTCTTATCAACAAACGTTTTATAATCATCCGCAAGGCTGGTAGCAGTAATAGTATCCTTCTCTTCCGTGATGAAATCTTGAAAGTCCTTCATAACATCGTCAAAGGTCAACTTATACTTGAATGACGCAAAATTCAAAAACTGCACAAACTTCTCCATCGACTTGTTCAAATCCCACTTCTTTAGGAACTCTTCAAAGAAGAAAATTTCCTTTTGCTTGAGGATTTTTTCGGGCGAAACGAATGAAACGCACACAAATTTTTGTCCTGCCAATGGCTTGTCCTCCTCTAGCAAGTCGATATATTTAGGGTTTGGTTTGCCGTTGGATTGCAGTTTTCTTTCGAATTTAGATTGACTCATTATAATCTATGTAAGATGCATAATTTTAAGTGATTTAATTATTATATATATTTATTTGTTTTTTTCTATCTATTTAGTATAATGAATCGCGTTTTCGACATTAACGAGTTGGTAAAGAGGATTATAAAATACCTCGTAGAGGGTTTAATGGTTGCCTTGGCGGCGTATGCCATCCCCAAGAGGTCCTTGAATTTAGAGGAGATTGGTATGATTGCATTGACCGCTGCTGCCACTTTTAGCATCCTCGATACGTATGTTCCTGTGATTGGGGTGACTGCTCGCTCTGGTGCCGGGTTTGGTATTGGCGCCAACTTGGTTGGTTTCCCTGGAGGCCTATAAATGCTTATGACCACCAGAAAATACATTTCAGCAAATAAATATAATACGTTATATTATATTTATAAGAACAACAAATGAAAACACGAAAGTATAAACCAAGAGGTGGTTCAAAAATCCCATATACACGAAGAGAGAAAAATATATTGAGAGGCGTCGGCTTCACAGACGACCAAATTAGATATCTGAATAATATAAAAAAGGTTTATGGGCTTGAGAGCCTAAATATGGATGGAATATTATATATAATCCAGGAAAATAATAATGGTATGACTCCAGCCGCATATACAGAATCATATAATAAGAATAGATATCCAACTTACGGAGATACAGATAATGAGGAAGATACCGATGACGAAACAAATCAGCTTGGTGGAAAGAAACGAATTCGCCGTAAAACAGCATCCAGATATTCAACTAAGAGAGAAACAAGACGACGTCGCAAATCAATTAAGCGAACACAGGTCGCGCGTAAAATATACAGAAAAACGCGCAGGTTTAAATAATACGATTTATTATCTATCATCATTCAACAGAATAATCTTTTTCCGGATGCGCCTTCGTTAAAATATTTCTTATAATTTTTGATGACTTCTTCCACGCTTTTATCTCCAGCTTTTCTGGATAATGCAACATAAGCCCCAAAACTCGGCCCGCTATCCAAAATCGCTACAACATTACCATCGGTTTCGGCCTTTACCTGTTCTTCTCTAAGATTTTTTTTAATTATTTTATGACTATTGTCCTTATAAATAAAAACACCATACTTGGAATCCGCCAAATCTGACCAAAATTTATACAACTTTTTATTCTTGTTTCGAATTGCGTCGTCGTCTTGTATAGGTTGCATCGCTGCTGCTGCTGCAACCACCTTGGTAGTCTTTTTACTTTTCGCCTTGCTTGCAACCTTTAACCATCTCTTTGTACCCGTTTTAGTTTCAACTATTTGCCACATATTTCCATCATTCCCACGCTTCTTAACTCCAACCCCAAATTTGGTCGCACTCGCTGAAGGTGATTTTCTTGTTTTATTTGCGGGAGCCATTAATATAGCGATAGAATAAATTAATTTTATATAATAATTAATTTATACAATTTATACAGATATCTAATTGTTCAAGGATCTAAATGGTTGGAATAAATTCCCAGTCAAGTTCTAGACAAATCTTCTTCCAAATATTATCTTGGTCGATTCTTTTCTCTCTATCTTTGAGCATGGGGAAGTGTTCAAGGTAATGTGTCTCGCCCAACAACTCACAAAGTTTGTATGCCGTATAGTAGTAATTTAAAAAGTTGACGCGGTCATCGGGACAAAACTTGGAGTAAGGTGCCTGCAATTCCATGAACAAATTAAAAAGGGTCTCTTCAAATTCGGCGGACATAACTGGCGGTTTTATGCCAAGCTTGTCCTTGATAAATGGAATATGTTCGTAATATTTATTGTACCCCAATTTCTTCAAGATTTCCTTTGTTTTTATATTTGTAATCTGATCAATCGTGGTCCGCTCCTTTTTCACTTGAAGTTTAATATTTTCAATGACTTCTGGTGGGATTTGCGTGGTCTCCTTTCCTTGAAACTGCGCAATGATTTCCTTGAAGTGATTAATTCTCTTGTATGCATAAAAGCAAACCTCCTTGGGCGGCTCTTTATAAGAAGGTTTCTCATTTTCAATCAAGTAAGGAATGTGTCGGGAGCACTTATTGCAAATCAACACACCATCGTCTTCTAACGGAATCAGCTCACCAACATGACAATATTGGCAGATATCACAAGCTTGCACATATTGATTAATGTCAATAAACGTATCATCTATATTACTCAAATATTTTTGCACTATGCTGTGAGTGTTCACATTGTTCGCAGATGACGCAGGTTGGGTTTCATTATTAATTTTGAAAAAGTTATTTACCAATTTACTTTTAGAGGTTGGTATTATATCATCACCTTTAGAAATATTCTTCTTGTTTTCAAAATAATCAAAAATATGTTTCGAGTTTTCTAATAAATATTCTTTTTTTTTCAAATGGCAATTTTTAATAGTTTTGTTGATTTCCTTTAGGCGATCTTTTATATCCAATCGTTCTTCAAGGGATAAAGTAATATTTGGATCAGTTGCCTTTTTTTGTAAATTATCACGCTCTAACTTTAATTCTGGAATTCGATCAACGTCGTCTTTAATAAATTCATTCAAATATTCTCTATGTTTTCCATCCAAAGTAATAGCACTTCTCTTGTTTATCTTAATTTTTTTTGTGGTTTTAGGCTTAAATCCATTTGACATAGTTCTTTATAAAATATCATAATACTTTTTAATTTGTAATTTCAATATAACATTTATTTCTACTATAAGGGGGGTGGATTAGACAATTGATTTAATTGTTATTTAACTTTTCTGTTTTTTTATAAAATGGATTTACATATAAATATAGAGGACAAGGAACACAAAGTGGATATTGTTACTTTTCAAAAAATGTCTTTTATTTATAACGCATTACAAGAAGGTTGGTCGGTCACTAAGAAACAAGAGGCCTATGTTTTTTCAAAAAACCACGAGGGCAAAAAAGAAATATTTTT